TCAGTCGCAACTTCAACCCATCCAATTTGTGCCATATCAGAACCAGATACTACGTATTGGCTTCTTAATATGATTGGTGAATTAGAATATTGTGTAAACTGAGGTTCAACAGAAACTCTTGTTTGAGTAGTTTGTGCATTACCAACAGCTTGATTTATTTGAGTTCCTTTTTGATAAGAAGAACCGTATACAAACACTTTAATGCTTCCTGAAGTTAAAGCAGCACCACCTACGACAGCAGCTCCACCAAATCCAGCAACAGTAATTGTTCCTGCAACAGCAGCCGTGCCAATTATACTAGCGGTTACAATACCTTTTTCTTCACCACCTGTAACTGTGTCCAAAAGAACAACAGTGTCATTTACTGAAATAACATTTTGTACACCAGGGAATCCAGCAGCTGGTGCTACTGTAATTACTCCACCTGCAAAAGTACAGTTGTCATAAGATATATGTAATCTATTTTGTTCTGACCAAATTACTTGATCACTTGTCATTGGCATTTCAGCGCCAACCATTCTTAAGAAGCCAGATAACGTACGATTTCCGTAACGCTCTACTTCTGCTTCATATACTTCTGGCAAATATTGCTGAGCAAAAGAGTTTGAATCTCCTGCGTTAGCACCGCCGTTAAATTGTAGATAGTTGCTATTTAATAGCTCCTGTCTAGAGGAAGGGATTAAGCTTCCAAATTGTGGAGTTAAAGCCATAATTTTTTAGTTTTTTTTAGTTAAATTTTTTTGTTTTAATTCGTAAGCTTTTGGAATCAGTACCGCTTATAGCTTTTACCTTAAGTCCATTTATAAACACTTCTCCTTGAGTAGACCTAGCTTTAGTACTACTTAGGTTTTTAGAATTGTTTACAACTTCTTTTACGGCGTCAGCTTTTCCTTGCTCATAAAAATGAGAAGCAATCTTATCCACGTTGTCAGCGGCATACATAGCTTTGTGATAGCCTTTCGTATCTGTAACATTACCTTCTGTGTCTAGGAACTTCCCGACAAGGTTATTAATGTTTGATTGGCTTTCTGCAACTTTATCACGATTTTGAATGTTGTACTTATAATTCTTATCACCGACTTTAATATCGAAACCTTCGAAATTATCGTTGAAAAGTTCTTTAGTACTTTCTTTAAATTGTGTGTGTTGTTGCTCAGCTGCTTCTTGCTGCTTATTATATCGGTTAAAAAAGTCCGTAGCTTTTTGTTGATCTTGAGTAACGCCCGGTCTCAACTTGATCTCGTCGTAATATTTACTCTTTGTTTCTTCCAAATAGCTTTTGGCTTTTGCAACTTCTTCTTTAAACGCAATTCTTTTTTTGCGTGCATCTCTATCCTCATCAATGTCTTCGTCAATAACAAAGTCTTCTAAAAGCATATCAATGTCTTCACCTTCTAAATAAGGTTTTTCTTTTTTATAGTATTCTTTTAATAATGTAATATCATCTACTTGAGAATAATCAGCATTTAATCTAGTATAATCTTCTATTGTTCCACCTGTTTCTTCCATGAATGAAACTAGCTTTTCAATATTCTCAGGTAAAGTTTTTCCAAGAATTTTTTTATCTTGTATTGCTTTTTCTACTTGTACCTCTGTAATTTTTTCTTCAACTACTTCTTTAATTGCAGAAAACCCTTCAGTAGTTTCGTTGGACTCTTGTATAGATTCTCCCACCTCTGTGCTATCTCCGGATGATTCATCCATAGATACTTTTTCTGTTTCTCCGATTTGAATGGCATCTTTATTTGGTATTACCACTTTTGTAATTTCTGGCGGTAGCTCAATCAAAGGTTCTTTGATATTAACTCTTACCGGCTCATCACTAGGCGTTATTAATTTTTTAGGAGTTTTCTTTTTTAATTTAAACTCACCCTCCTGCTTAACAGGTTCATTTGTTTTTGTTTCTGACATAATATAATATAATTAAATAATTGTTTACTTTTTACATAAGAGCTTGAGACTCTTGTTCAGGCTGACTTTCAAAGTTAATTGGTAAGCTATCGTTTTGTCTTTGACTTATAAGTTCACTTTGTTGTGTAGCTTCCATTTTGCTACGGGTATCTTTACGATCTTCAATTGCACCTTCTTTTTGTTGTGTATTTTGAACATCAAGTTGTTTAAGCTGCATATCGTACTGAAATTTAGTTTGCATTTTTTGTGCATCTAATCGAGCAGCTATTTCCATACGTTGTATTTCCATTTGACTTTTTGATTGTTCAAATTGAACATTAGCACCCATTATAGCTTCCTGCTTTTGCACTTCTGCCATTGCAGTTTTTTCAGCTGTATCTGCTTGAGACTGTCCTTGAGCAGCAATATTAGCTTGTTGGTTTACTTGGTCTTGCTTAGCCTTAGCCTTACGTTTTATTTTAAGCATTTGATTAGCTAGCTTAAGATTTTTAATGTTTCTTAAATCTATAGCATCTTCTAAATCAATACCTCCTTGTTGCAATGCAACTTGTATGTTGTTTTCTAATTGAGCTTGTTCTTCTTCGTCTGGTTCTAATTCTAAGAATATACCAAAATCATGAAGGTTTAAATTTATTATCTCGTCTAACGTTTTAATGTTATATGTGGATACAGAATTTTGCAAAGCACTTCTAGTTAATGGAAATTCTAATGCATCAGCTATTTTAAGCGCAATGTTTTCGGCCAATTTAAGAGTAATATAAAGACTAGACTGGTTAATATGTCTAGTGGC